GTCTAAGCCACCTTGTTCATGAGTAGGAGCTCCCGAAGCAACCCTCTTAAGATTATAGTTCTTATCTGTTACTATCTCTCCCGCTCCTCCTGCGCCGGTACCATCTCCCTCAATCTCCGCCTGAACATATCTGCCGGCTCTCATTCCTCTCTTAGCTTGAGGAACCAGGTAATCCTGACCTCCTGTTTGATCTGCCATATATCCTTGTTTTGTTGCTAAAGTATCTACAAATCCGTTGTATGAAGTAGCTGCATCATATTCGTTCTGCTCATATCTCTGTCTTTTCTTAGCTGCCATATTACCCCCTATATAGCCGGCAATACCTCCTACAGCTCCTCCGATAACAGTCCCCCAGGGTCCTATTACAGAACCCATAGATGCACCGGTAGCTGCTCCGGATAAAGCAGCCTGGCCAGATGACTTAAATACTTGCTTTTTTGTTCTTGGAGTTACTTCTTCAACTTTCTGTACTCCATATATATTATCCATCGTTATCTGTAGTTAGGTTCAAAAATAGTCTTTATACCTCTCAGGACAAATTGTCTTCCCGGTACATTATTATAGGTGTATCTGAAACAAGCCCAGTTACCTTTGATACGCTCCCTTTCCCAATAAGCATCATCTATCGGTACCATACCTCCCTGAGGAACATAAATATTATTAGGGCTAAAGATAGGACTGGTCCGATCAACAACAGAATCTCTCGGTATTGCAATACGATATTCTCCATTTCTGTACTTTATTAAAGTTTGTCCTTGAACGGGTTCCGTATCAAAATCATTGCCTGAGATAAGACTAACTGTTCCACTATTTTGGTTATCGTTGTAAACTTGTAAAGTAGAGAATGCATCATCTCTTACTCTTACTCCTTCATCTGAATCAGAGAGAATAGCTATGTTGTTGAAAGTCTTACTTGGTCCGGCTGCACATACAGTCTCTACAACTGACTCATACATGGTACCAAAGAAGCTTCCCTTCTCTCCTATATTCATTTCCCAAAGATCTGCATTATCCTGGTTTCTAACAAATAATACCCTGTTATCAAAGGATATAATTGCAGAAGGATAATAGCTATGGAAACTATCCCAACTTTCATTGATCATACTATAAGTTATACTAAAAGGAGAAGTTCCTCTCTTAACTAAGAAGTATCTTCTGAGCTTATAGTCATATCCCCCCAAACATCCTATACCCATAAAAGGGTTATCTATAAGATGAGCATTATCTGTAGTTATATTACCAAGACTGAACTTTCCATCCTGACTTATAATACCTTCTCCAAGATTCTTATGGAAGTAAGTAGACATACCATCTTGGCTTATCTCCTTAAGGAAAGTTCCCTCCTTACCTTGTGCCAGACAGAATACCTTACCCTGTAATAAATCAGGGAATATATAACCTATCTGAGTATGAGTACCGGCATGTTGACTTATAGTTCCAGCAAATCCTCCTTCAGTAGTTGTAACTTCCCTACTCGGTCTTGCAAATAAAGAGCCAGTCCCAAGTACTACATCTGAGATATTACCCTGAAGTGTAGCTGCCGGCTCTGCAAAAGTTCTCCAAAGAGATTTAGGAGTATGAAGGTATAAGCTATCATTCTCCACAAAGCTATTCCATATAGGACCGGTATGAGAAGGTAGGTCATAGTAGTTATTAACAGGGAATATTCTGTATGCATCTATAACAGAGTCTTCCGGATTCTGCTCACTATATATGGTTCTGTTCTCAAATCTTGTAACTATTACCTGAGTAGATCCTTTAATAAAGAACTCCTTAGTATCATTCTCATAACTGTATAATCCGTTGTATGCAGATATATTTCCAAGATATCCATAGAACTTACTGAGCATATCGGAAGCTTTAGGATTGTTAGGAAAATAATCCTGAGTATCCAGATTAGACGGTTTATGTCTGTAGTAAGTATTGATATCAGACTCTACAAAGAAATAGGCAGCTTCTCTAAAATCAAATCCTTCAGCTGTGTTAGGTCTATCCGGGTCCGGCCCTGCTCCATCTATATGGAAATAATCTCTTCTTGAGAAAGTTTCAGTTTCATTCTCTGCATAATGAGGTCTGTGAACTGCTTTACCTAACCTTCTATGATAAGGATATTTAGTAAGTATGTTGGAAGTATTATAAGAGAACTTGGTTATAAAGGTATCTCCGGAATACACACCGGCATATTCTCTGATAAAAATAGTCTGACCAGGATCAAATCTTTCAAGCGGAATAAACTTAGCCTGAGTAAGATCTCCATATTGACGAGCGTTAGGTATCTCAAGATTATAGAGGTAGTTAACTACATCTGTCTCAGATCCCACAGCTAACCTGTCTCCTGCAGTATAGTTATTAGGATCCGGTCCGGGTATAGGAACACCTTTACAGAATTCTCCTACGTTAGTATTAGAGTTCTTACAATAGCTGTCAAAACAAAGTTTGTTCTTATCCCAGACTACAGCTGTATTGAACCAAGTAAGAGGCATTCCACTCCCATCCTGAAGATCATCATCCATCTTAAGTTCTAAACCTCCAGGATTCCAACGAGTACAAAGTCTGTTAGGATCATTTGTATCAGGAAGTAAAGCTGTGTTTCTTCTTTTACCAGGATCTACATATTGCGCCGCAAGTATACTTCTGGCTCCTACATCCGGTAGTTCATACTCTTTGTAGTTACAGAACATATCTATGTAAGCCCAGTTATTCATCCAGTCTTTACCTGCAGCACCTTTCCAAACTTCAGCCATAAAGTTTAAGACCTTAGCCTTACCTTTTATCTTAAGTATTGGGTTAAGTTTACCGGCTGCAAGTATTTCAGCAGCCGGTTTATATGAAGTTTGAAGTATAGTTTCAGGTGATCTGAATATACATCTATTGTGTCTTATATCTGTATTTCTCTTAGTACCTTCAGCATAAGTGGGAGAACCATCTCCTACGTCTGAAGCACCTGGATAAGCTATACCTTTTTGAGTACCTGCCTGAGCATCTCCTTCTTTCTGAAGATTAGCTGAAGTCTTGACTATAGCCCGGAAATGATTAAAGAAAGGCATCTCCATAAGGTTATAGTCATACTTAACATTACCTTCTAAAGTACCGGTTACGTTTCCATTATCGTCAAAGTGATCAGCAGACTCAACGAGTTTACCTACTATTCCTTGAGCAAAGATAGATTTGTTAGTCTCAGAGTTACGTCTTTCTCTTACAAAGATTATCTCAGCAACATTAGAAAGTATATCGGTTGGAATAGATTGAAGGAACTCAAACTTTAGACTTATTAATCTGATGTATGTAGTAGTCCCGGAAACCCTGTAATGTGGTTCCTGAGCCGTACTTGGCATGACATGGTGAAGAACTCTTCTATCAGACCTGGGTTTCGGCTGCAAATCTATCACATCAAGAGGTGTACTATCACCTTCTTCCGGACCCGGGAAACTTTGTATAAGAGGATATTCAGCTGTTGATACATAGGTACCAAGCAGCCCTGAAGTATTACCTGTATTACCTATAGGACTTGGCGAAGGGTTTTTACCTTCTGTAACCGGAATACCAGTGATACTTGATACAGATCCTATATCTGTTTTATCATTACCTGGAATATGATAGACAAAGCTTGTAGTTCCATCCTTATAAAGCAGGAAGAATCCTAAAGAATATACCTCGTCTCTTCTGTAAGTCTTTTTCTCAAAGGTGAATCTTTCGTCTATATAATCTGTGAAAGTACTTGAAAAACTCTCCGGAGTTGTTGCTGTACTTGTTGTATCCTCTGTAAGGTTCTCATAGTTCTTATTAGAATCGGCATCGCTGCCGGTAGTATATACTTCTCCTGAGTCAGAAAAGATATCTCCTATGTATAACTCATCTTCTGTAGTGAGAACATCTACACCGAAGGTTAGAGTTATAATATTTCCCGATATAGAAACAGCAGTAGGGTTAATTAAAGTAGCTGAAGTAGAACCTCCTGATATAGTAGTGGAACCACTTGTACCACCTCCTACAACAGTAATGTTCTTTCCGTTACCGGTACCAGTACCTATCCAGTAAAGTTTAAGATTAGAACCATTAAGGACAGCCGCATAGTTTACGTTATCCGGGTGGTTATTTATAGCGTTAATCAGGTTAACTGTACTATCCAGGTTGGAAGTAACAGCTAAAAATGTATCATCTGCTCCTGTTCCCGGACTTGTTTCTCCGGTAAAGGTTATATCACCTGCCCCAGCTGATTCAAGTGTTATAGTAGTCCCAGCAGCTACAGTAGCAAAAGTAGTTATACTAAGAGTAGCAAAACCTTTACTATCATTTCTGCGAAGTTCAAAATCGGTAAGACTTGGGGATTCCACATTCTTACTCATTCTTATGAAGACTTTATCTGCCTCAGATATAATAGGACCAGTTTGTTTATAGAAACCGGTTGAAGAAGCACTACCGCTTTCTTCCCTATTACAGTAAGCTACCTCTTCAATCTCATAACTAACCTTTACATTGTTGGCAATTTCCTGAAGAGTATCACTCTCTTCAATAGCTTCAGATAGGTTAGATAGGAAAAGAGTATTATCTTTCTGTTCTATACATTTAGCTCTGTTATACGCTATAGGAACATCTATAAGCTCTTCTCTTGTTATCTTGACATCTTCTATAGTAGCACCTGTAAAAGTGTATTCTATAGTATCAGAAGTGATAGGTATAGAAGATACAACAGAAGATTGAAACACCCCTGTCTCATTATAGCTTATTGCTATAATCTGTAGTTCTCTATACTTGGTATCTATGTTAGAGATCTTAAGAACTATGTTCTTATTGATCTCAGAATCATTATAGAACTGACCATGGTAAGCATTAACTCCTGCAGATCTCTCTGAAGGCACCATAGGTATGAAGTTACAAGGTAAACCAAAAGAAGTAAAGCCTCCGTTTTCTGTAACATATCTTGTAACAAAGGAATATACACCAGGTTTAATGCTACCCTGCACTCCTTCTTTAATCTCTTTTAAACCTATTCTTGGTATAGACTGATCAAATACAAGTCTAGCAGTTTCTTTAGCTTCTCCAACTTTAGGAGGATTGTCCAAATCTATTCTACCAAAAGGATTAAGGTTATCAGTATAATATAGTATTCTGTGACTATCAATAGTCTTCCTTGCCCTGCAACTTACAGGGTGAGTAACTTTAAAGCCTAACTCCGAGTTATCAACAGGAACAGTTCCATCAGGATTAGCTGGAGCCACAGGATGATAAAAACCATAATCATTATGGGGAGATCCGTCTTCCCGAATATATCCTACCTGACTATGACCAAGATTATCAGCCAAAACAACTATAATGTCTATATTAAGTACTCTGTAACCAATAACTTTAAAGCCGGCAGGAAAGCTAACTTCACTAAACAAAACTGTACCACTTTCGTTAGTAACGGAATACATGTTTCCGTCCTTAGATAAAGGAGTAAAGTTCAGACTATATCTTGTAGTATTAGCTGGTTGCATTGAAGGATGAACATCACTATTCATCCCATCTATAAGGCGATTAATTTCTTCCATCTAAGTTATGTCTACCTTTCCCCATAGTTCTATATAAATTCCTTTCAGGACTAACATCTGGCACCAGACTTAACCATATATTCTTTATTCTCTCCATACCTTCTCTATCCGGCATATTAGCTGCGGCTCTCGCCTGAACACAGTAGTAGTCCCACTTATCTTTACAATATTCCATATCCTGCATCCTTGGGTTCTTTAATAAGCTTGGATCTCTCATACTTAAGTGATAAGCAACCTTCCAGAATAAAGCGTCTCTAAAGCTTACATTATCCGGTACAAGAGGCCAACCTCTTTCATCCACCGGTAAAGCAAGATATTGTAGCCTTATTATTCCAGTTTCAAAAGCAGTCGTAATACGATTGAAATTGATGTTATAGTCAGATGAAGTAAAAGCATTCGCAGTAACATCTCCAAAAAGATTCTTGTTGTGGGATAACCCGGTAACAGTCGTCTCAACCACATTGCTACTTTGAGCCAGACCAATTCCTGTATACAAAGAATTCTTTTCGTAATCCGACAACGTCGAGAAATCAACCCCCAGCTTTTCCAGAGTTGCCATAAAACTACCGCCATAAAACCCAGAAGGTGCGCTAACTGAACATCCGTTAAGCATTCTGATAACTTTATATAAGTCGCAAGGGAGCAATCCCTGATAGTTTTGTATAAGTACATTGCACTCCCTTTCTTCAAACTGGTAGTAAGATCCTATGTGCTCAAGAGCATCTGCCATCCATTCTATAAAATCTGAGTAGGGTATTTCCTGACTCAAACCAAGATCTGTGATGATCTTGTTGATTACTCTATCTATCTTCTCTAAATTATATATCATCTTGAAAAGAATCTTTTATGTCCACCGGGTTGTTTAAATATCTCAGATACCTTCCAAGCTTCACTTCCAGAAGCTCTAAAAGAATAGTAGATCAGATTTTTCATCACATACTTTCTTCTTGACCAACTTATCATGCCCACGTATCCATCTGAATGTATGTTGGTAAAATATACTTTCTTGCCTAATTTCTTAGTTGTATGATGATCCAGGATAGGTTTATCCGGATCTTTCTTAGTCTTCTTTACCCAAAGAGTTCCACAGTTAAAAGGTAAAGGAAAAAGTTTACCTTTGCAGATTTCTTCTATAATCATCTTATTAAAAGCATAACAGATATCCCGGTATTGCTTTTTAGTCATCTGATATTCTTTCCCTCTACTAAAGTGTTTCTCTTTGTAGAACTTATAAGCATGATCTAAACTATATCCTTTACTGACCTTTGGCATTCTTCATGAGGGTTAAAACCTGATCTAAACTATCATTCGTTACATCACTTGGGAAAGATCTAAGAATCCTTAACTCTGTTTCTGCAACAAGCTTTACTATAGTATCTACATGATGAAGAGGTAAACTATATTCAAAATCCATAGTTTCAAAGACAGAGGAGCAATCCAGGTTATTCGCAGGGCATTCGCAAACTTTAAAGTGTTCTGCTACATAAGGATCCTCAAAGACACCTCTTATGTAAATCTCATCTAACATAAGGGTAGGAGGATCTAAGATATAGATAAATCCATTCTCATAGTACCACTTAGGTTCTTTTGATGTGAACTTTCTTCCTCTTGACCAGAATGAGGTGGAGGAATATATCTTTGTAAATGGTCTTCCATCAGATAAGCCTACATAGGATATGTTCAGGCCGGTATGAGTCTCAAGTGGTTTAGGTATCTTCTTCTCAGTTCTCAGACCACATACACTCTCACAACAGTCTTTATCAGACTGAATTAGACTTACTTTACCTAAGTTCTGAGTATAAAGCTCAATATTAAACCTACCCTTTTCCTGATCCTGTTTAAGTAACTTAGCCCTGTAATATCCGATCATAAAAGCTATCTGAGTGTCGGAGACATTCGAGTCATCAGACTCCAGACCTCCGGCCATAAGGTTCTTTATATTGTAAACTATCTCAGATAAAAGCATAGATGTAAAGATACATAGAATAAAGACATAAAAAAAGGGAGACTCTCGCCTCCCTTTTTAGTTGAAAAAGTTACTATTACATAGTAGACAGTGCAGTAAATCCACACACTGTAGAAAAGTATCCGTTTAGCAAAGCAAGGAATCTGTTGTTACCTGCAGTAGCATCTGCCTGGTTAGATCCTGTAGGGATATAGATCTCAGTTGAAAGAGGAGCTCTATAAGTATCCTGGAAGTCTCCATTAAGAATCTCAGCATGTTGGATGATCACGGTAGCATAACCTTGGTCAACTACAACTTGAGAGTTGATTCTCTTGTCTGTGATACTCAGCTTAGCTGTGTCTCCCCAGTATCCTTTAGCTTTTTCTTCTCTTGCAGCAACCTGCTTCCAGTATCCAATACCAGGGTTAGCTTCAGTAGTAGTTACAGTAGCTTTAGACTCTACATTCCTGTCATCTGAATCAGCAAATGAAGCTACAAAAGTCATGAAGCTGTATTCATCGAAAGGCTCGTTAGCAGCTCTGTAGATCTTTGAATCCTGAGCTACACCTGTGATCTTGAATCCCCACTCAGTAACTACAGTCATCTTACCGATGTTAGCAGCCAAAACCGATCCTGATGTTCCTTTGTAAACAACATCAAGTTTATAGGTGTTAGCATCAACCACAGACTCAATAACATACACAGGGCTTGCATAAGTAGTACCACCGATTCTGATGATATCTCCTGCAGCGTATCCGTGACCTGTATGAGCTACAGTTTTACTTCCTTTAGTTACTGTTGCACCGGCAGCGTTAGCTGTGAAAGTACCATTACATACTCTTTCAAGTTTGATCTTATCAGAGATAAAGTCATAGCCAAGTTCTTTCTGATCAGCAAGCTTAGCTATATAAGCTGCTCCAATTTGTTCAGTTGCAGTAGCAGATCCAGGATAATCAAGATCAATCAAAGTTGGCTTTTGACCATGTACTCTGTGTGAATCTTTGATTCTGATTCTTAATCTGTACTCAGTATCAACATCTATGTTAATACCGGTACCTGAAGTTCCATTATACCCTACGTAGGAAACCTGCTCCGATGGCGCAGTGTAAGCTTTGCCTGAATAAAGGGAGACAGTATTTCCTTGAATAGGGGAAGACAGGATCGCAATACCTGGGGCAATTCCCATAGCTATTCTAACTCTTTCAAGTTTTGGCAAAGCCGCAGCTGCCGCAACTGTAGTAATAACTGTGCCGTTTTCTGAAAGCAACAGTAAGTCTCCCTTAACTATGCTAGGAAGGGATGTTCCGGTAGTAGTACCGTCACCAATAAGTACTCGCTCTACATATTTGTATAAGCTCATCGTATTCTAAGTTTATAGGTTAAAAATTATTCCACTTTTTGAACATTCACCAGTTCCTGGGTTTGAGTCCTGGGAGACCCAATATTTTCGAGAGCAATCTGAATCGCTATCTGTAGTATCTCTTTATGAGTATGTTCATTAAGATCACACTCTACTTTAGGTTTACCATAGCTTCCTAAACAAACCTGTGCAGGTTTCTTAAGATATGTAAGCAGCACTGCTTCAACTGAAGCTTCCGGAGCCACCCAAACAAACAAATCTCCATCTTCAAAGAAAGATAAGGCTTTACCTGATCTTGGCTTATTAAAAGGATCTCCTTTTACAGCTTCTATATCATCTTGTTGAACAAGCTTTGAATCTATGTAAGATTGGCAAGTACCTATCTTGGACTTAACTCCACACTTAAGGAATAACATGTAAACATCCGGGCCGGCTATACTAGCTGCTTCATCTGTATATATTGTACCTAAGTCGGCTCTATAGATCTTCTGACCAGTCAGAGTATAATAGTCTACCAAACTGACCTTACAGAACCCGGACTTTACCAGGTTCTTAAGATCATCTGTTCTTTTCTGACTTTCTTCAAATCCAGCTCTATAGATATTGTTCTGTCCATAACGAGTTTTGACAAAGCGATCTATCGCAGTATTAAGATATATATCTATCTCCTGAGGTAGAAACTCTGGATAAGAAGAGGAATCTGTCTTATCCAAGTGTACTTTAAATTCTTTATGAAACTGTTCTATGATCATTTAACTGCCTTTAGGGCTTTTTGTAATCCAAGGTAAACTGTTGAGTTTTCAGGAGCTTTTAGATAATCCAAAGCTTCATCCAAGGTATCTCCTAACCTGATATCTTCAAAGTAAAGAGGTTGACTTAAACCTTCTCCCATTGTCTGCTTTTTCACGATACCTTCCCGGATTAGCTTAAGCACAAAGATCTTTTCTTTAGCTTTACCATCTCCTACAGTATCCAAGAATTTCTTAGGATCTTTCTCTACGATCTTTCCTATTCTATCCTTGATAACTTCCTTATCAGTATCTTCTGCTCCGTGAGCTATCTTACCAAGTAAGTACAAAGCATCAAGCATATCACTGTGAGTCATCTGAGCAAATTGAGACCAAGCTTTCATCTTGATATCTCTGCTTACATTATTCTCCTTAGCTTCTATAGCTTCGTTAGTCATAATATACTCAGCTCTTGCATTCCTTTTAACTTCTTCCGGACTTTTGCATACTGTAGGATCAGCTGATAACAGCTTTATCTTAAGTGCTTCAAGAGGTCCTTCACTAGCATCTATAGTTAAACCTCCTTCAGGAATAGGTATTCTATAATTATCCCAGAACTTTCCTTCCGGAGACATTGATCCTGGTTCAAGGTTAAGTTTCTTTTCAAAGTCGGCTGCTTCTTTTTCTGTTAAGCCTGTGTTTAATCTACCACTCTTAGTTAGAGCAGGTACCCATTTATCAGCACAGTTATCGTACTTGGGTTTTAATTTGTTAGTCTTAGGATCAATCGCTCCCCAGCTAACTGACTTGTCTACTTTCTTAATCGTTACTATCATTTTCCTGTCTTTTAAGTTTAAGGGGAGATTTCTCTCCCCTTACAAATTTAGATTATTCTCATGATAAGTTCACCACAACTTGTTGGATCTTCTACCATAATTCCGCACTGGGCCAGGAAGTGAACTTCATAACCGTCAATACCAGATGATCTCTGAACATTGATTCCTTTAGCTACTCCACCAAATGGATCGGTAGAACCGCAAACATGCCACATAGCCATATCAGAATCCTTCATAGCCATCTTTCTGATGTTAGACTTACCGTTCTTAGTACCGAAGTTCAAGATAGTAAATCTGTAAGATTCAAGCGGCTTCAAAGATACAGGATGTAATGTTCTGTGTCTTGTAGTGTCGTCATAAGGAGGGAACTCCTTAACAGTAAGCTCGATGTTATTCAAGAACTTAACAGTCTGAAAGTATCCATCAAAAGTTAAGCTGTCTCCTTTACCGGTAATGAATGTACCAGAGTTAGTAACAGTAATGTTGTTACCTTTAGCATGTTCTTTGATAGCTCTGTCAAACTCTTTCAATCCCATTTTACCAGTAAGAGCTACAAACTTCTGATCACCACCCCACTTGTTAGCAGCATAAGTTAAATCCAAAAGGAACTCGTCCAAGATCTCATATGTTAACTTGGTGTAGTATCTTTTATTGGAAGGAGAGATTTGTTGTCTGAAACCTGCACCATGGTAAACCGGTCTCTTGTTCTCACCTTGTAACTTCACGTATCCATTTTGATCTTTGTTGTAGATACTGTAGATGTAAGAGTTATCAAGTTCTTTGTACCACTTAGCCATAGCAGTCCACTCAGCAAGCTTAGTCCAAAGTTTAGTCTTTTGACTAGGATCTGCTGGATTGTAAAGCTCGATGATCATAACTGCCTTAGCAGCTTCTCTTGAAACCTTAAAAGTCTTACGTAAAGTACTGATGTGGTTACGTAACTTGTAAGGAGTAGAGTAACCATGACCTCCACCTTTCATTGAGTATTCCTCAACAGTTGAGTTATCTTTTGACCATCTGGCCCCAAGAGTAATCATCAAAGGATCAATAAAAGATTCCGGGTTAGGATCGTTCAACTGTACAGTATAGACATAACCAGATCCCTGAGGATATGGATCTCTTATAACGTGTACACTTGTTCCATCATCTGCCACAAGGTTATCTGATACCTCAAACTCATTATCCGCAAGGATAATTCTGAAAGGAAATCCTCCATAACCGGGAGTGCCTCCTGCAGCATCCGGGGATGTTTCAGCTATTTCGATAGCCTTATCTGACTGAGAGTGTAGATCCCACTCATACTCTCTATTAGTTATAAAGGTAGTATTTCCGATACCGCCAGTTAAGAGAGAAAGAACATTGTTCTCCTGAATACCGAACGCATAAGCCAATACAGATCCAATCTTTTCAGGCTCTGTAAGATACGCATTCGACAAGTGGTTACTCTCCGTCAGGCCATGGAAATCCCTTGATTGGTATACCTGTAAAGGTGATACATTGGTTTTACTCGCCATAGTCGTATATTAAATTAAAGTTGTTAAACTATCCAGTTAATCCCTTTTATAGGATTGTTTTCAGATCTCTTCACATCTGTACCGCCTCTCTTACCAGAAGCATTAGTATCAGTGAAGTTATCCAGTTTCTTCTTAAGCTTTAGGGTTTGCTTTGTAGCAACTTCCTTAGAAAGCTTTTCTTTGTTGAATCCAGTCATGGTAAGATATGCATAAAGCAACCTCTTTTCCTCATTGTCATCTTTAACAAACTGAGTCTTTTCTCCATCAACCTTCTTCGTAATGTAATCGTAAAGCTTTTGAGCTTCACCCTTTTCTATCTTAAAGCCGGCAATCTCAGTAATATTGGTTACTTTGTTCCTAAACTCATCCGCTGCTTTAACTGCTTCCTGCTCTTCTTTTATCTTCTTCGCTTCAATCTGAGCAATTTTGGTTTCCTTCTCCTTCTCCTGAAACTTAATAAGTTTCTTCTGAGCCAATTCAGCCTGCTTCTGAAGTAGTCCACCTTCTTTATAGTCCTTTATAGTTTCTTCAACCTCGTCTTTCTCAAGACCTTGAGTTAACAACCAGTCTTCTATAATGTTGATCTGGTTCTTTTCAATAGGTGCTCCGGAAGTATTAACCAAAGGAACTTTACTATAATCAACCTGATCTTCTATTTCAAAGAAATCATCGATAGTTCCACCTTTCTTAAGAATGTCTACAAGTTTTCTTGCATCCTCCGGTAAAGATTGCTCATAGCTTTCTATGGCTTTCTTCTTGTTGAATTCTATAATTTCCTTTAATCCTTCAGGAGAAGCTTCATATTCCTTCTCAGGATCAAACTCTACAACTCCAAGATTAACTAATTCCTGTAGAACAGGTTCGTATGATACCTCTTTAGGTTCATCTTTTGTTTCAGGAGTTTGGGTTTCAGTTTGAGTCTCCGTCTGAGTTTCTTCAACCTCAGTATCAGTTATCTCTTCAACTTCTACTTCTGTTACTTGATTATCCAACTCTGTGATATCAGTCACAGCTTTGGTTAAAGTGTCATCTTCTTCTTTAGGTTTAGCTTCAAACATCTGAGGAGTTATACCCCAAAGATCTAAAACATTATCCTTATTTTCGTCTTGTCCCTGTCTTGACATAGTTCAAAGTTAAGTTAGTTTATTAAATATGTTCATAAAGTTCATGTACTTTTAGAATAAATACTCCGAGATGACGGAATAATGTTACTTCTCACCTGAGGTTTTATTACTAAGTTTTATCTTTTCTATCTTTTCCTTGGCTGCAATCTCCTTCTCTTTAAGGGCTCTGTCCTTATCATTTTCGTTTCTCTCATGATCCATCTCTCTTTGTCTAAAGGTAGATTCCTGATTGAGCTTCTGTTGTTCAAGAAACACCTTACCTTGTTCAACTGCTTCCAAGGCTCCCGAGTCTGCGGTATCAGTATCGAACCCAATAGTTTTGATAATAGCTTCTTCAAGTCTGGCATCTCTATCTTTTTGGTTTTCTTCTCTCTCAAACTGTCTATCAAGCTCTCTTTCCTCAGCCTGAGCTTGTAACTGCATCTGTGCAGTTTGTTTTTGCATTTCAACTTGTTGTTGATCTCTCTGATGTTTAGCAGCTTCAGACTGTCTTATCAACCCACTCAATTCAGAGATTGAGTTAGACTTATACATAGTGATTACGTCTGAGAAACTAACTGCTCCCGAAGATAAAGCTTTTTCAGCAAGACTTTCAAGTTTCTTGAAGATCATTGTATCGTTGCTTGAATCAGATACGAATACTCCATAGTCTGAATCAGCAAACTTTTCCATATCAAGTTCTGTAGATATCCTCTGGACATCATCAACTATGAAGTGGAGTTTCTTTTTATTGGGGAATGCAAACTTAGAAGTCTCTATAACCTGGGTATACACTACCTTCTTAATCTCGTTGTGAATATAGAACCATGGCTCGGTTATATGTGAACTTTGAGTAACAGATCTCTCAACACCGCTTGCAGTCTCTGTAGCTGAAGTAGCGCCCTCTCTCTGAGGAGTAATACCCACTACTTTATCCATAAGCTGTTCAATCTTACCAAGAATATTGATGTACTGACCAACAGCCTGAGACAAACTCATATCCACAGCATTAAACTGATTGAACTTGCTGGTAGCATCCTGGTTCTTACCTTTACCTTCTTCAAAAGAGTTGATAAAAGCTATACCAACGTTGTCGAATAACTGAATCCACTTATCCAGATCTATACCCTCAGACTTAGGAATCTGAGCAATATCCATGATAAACTTCTTACCCTTAGCTTTAGCAAGCTCAAGTTCAAGACGATACCAAACTATATTGTATAAGTATTGATGAGGTTTAAGTAAATCAACTAAACTTGTTTGAGCTGAGTTGGTAGAGTTATAGATCCTACCAATATAAGGCAGTTTAACCTCACTTGGATTATCCATAGATCTGGTTTGATTGGGCATCGGTTCTATAGGACCATAAAATCCATCACCGATCTTAGTACCTCTCCACAGATATGGTATCCATCTCCATTCAACTTTAACTCCATAGGCTTCCATCTCAGGAGTCAATTCAAAGGTTTCGTCTACTATATTGCTTTGTTCTTCTCCGTTCTCATCCGGGAATGTAACAAAACCTATCTGATGCATTGATTTCCATACACAGTGCGATACCAGATAATGAGAACCACTCATACGAGATGTTCCTTCATAGTGTGATATATCACTTTGAGTATAAGCAAACCCCGGCATCATACCATTGATGTTTGGTCTGGCTATACCTTCATCAAGTTCTTTAACCTGCGCCTCTGTAAGATACTCGCCAAACTCATCAAGAATCTGGCCGGCCGTCATCCATCTGTCTTCCCTAAACCAATCTCCGTCTTGAATCCAAGGGTTATCCGGATTCCTATCAAACTCACAGTTAAGAGGATTACATACTCTAATTTTCACATCTCCATTGACTATACCAACGTAGTATATCTCTTCAGCTGCAATCAAAGCATGTTCCCAACCTTCATTAAACTTTAGTTTGAGATTCTCCTTGTGTTTTATGTAAGTGAGGATATCATTACCCCACTGTTCCCTTATATCCTTGTAATTATACTGGGCCCACTTGTCTACTTCTGGGAAATCCTGAGGAACTTCTCCTCCTGTAGGAGCTTCAAGTTCTGCCGGATCTATACCAATAGCTTTAGCAAACTGAACCTGAGCAACATAAAGAAGCATATCCTTCTTCATCTTTTCCTTGTTAGATACAGCCTCACCATTAGTAGCTATAACCTGAGCTTCAAACTTCCTATTAATCTCTTCACCTTTGAGTAAGTTTAGCTTGTTAACTATCAGGTTGATGTCTCTCATCCTGGCCGGCTGACTGGCTTTATCTTTTAGACCCCACGGATCAGTTACATAGGAAGTATCTTCTTCATCAAAAATAGAGTTAACTAAGTTATAGTTAGTCTGTTTACGCTTCCAGCTTGATCTTCCATCAGACATACGAGATCCGCTCATGGAGCATATAGCATCCACAGATTGTTCCCTCCATTGTTTTCCTTTCTTTTTTAAAGAAAGCTTCTGAGGAGGAAGAGATGTAAAAAGATGTGAACTATAAAAGTCTGACATTATCTAAAGATTTTTCCACTTAAGGCTCTTTGTAAGAATGGATCCATTCCTTTATCTGCTACAGCTTCTTCTACTTTGTGATTTAAGAACTGAAGTCTGTTTAAGATAGTAAGCATGAAAGCTATCACCCGGTCAAAGTTACCTTCTTTGTTGTAGTATATAAGCTCCTTTAATAAAGGCACACTGTAGATCTTATGCAAGTTTAATCTACCATCTCCTGTCTCAGTCTGTAACCAATCTCGGGTATATATCTCTAACTCTGATTTGATAGTGTCAGTCATATGTATACCATAAGATCTATCTACAGTACTTCCTTTCGTAGCCTTAAGTATAGTTGGAGTCTTATTAAGCAAATATAGAGAGTTTTTGTGAGAAAAATGCATCTTCAAAGTATTTCTCTCGTTCTCATAAAGATCCCTGGCATTATAGTATAACAATAACTTACGAAGAGTTTCATGGTGCTCTTCTGCAGTTCCAGGTCTGGCTGTATACTCTGCAACCGGCCATTCATAGATTCCATCTGCCGTGTAAAAAGTCTTATAGATAAAAGTAGATCCTAAAGAAGCTGTATTCTCAGCTCTATCCTGATCATAAGGGTCAGTGCCGGCAAGGTAAAGTCCATAAGGAACCTGACCTTCTATCTTTAGAGGATGCTCCCATATCTGAATACATCCCTGAGTATCTTCTCCCGGCTTCATCTTATAACCACAAGGATTTAACTTACCGGTTAAATCAGGCTTCCAGTATAAATCCAAAGTAGATCCCGGCTTCCATACAAGCTCTCCACATTGACCAGATACAAAAGCATCTTGTTTGTTGGAAAGCAACCAGTTCATATGATCTTTAAGCTCTGCTGTAGGAAAGATGTTAGCTCCTTTAATAAGGAAAGCTTCAGAAGGAACCCGGGGGTTATTCTGCATCTCCTTGTATAGCTTCAACTTAGACTTACCGGCTTGCAGATCATTTCTTATCTTATCTACCTTTTTGGTAGCTTGAGTCATATTAGTTCTACCTTCGCTATCCTTGAACTCATTTAAACCAAGTTCATAAGGTACAAAGAATCCTATATCTCCTGTATCTTCCCATACATCCTGAAACACAAGACAATCATATTCTTTAGGGCTGTTAAATACTTCCATAGCAGCCTCAGATTTTCCACCTTCCATGTTACCACCAGTACCAAACATGTAGATAGAACCATACTTAAAGGAACCGTTATAGGTTGTATCTTTCATCTGAGCTAAAGCTTCTTTAAGAATATTAAAGAAACCAACCTCTTCAATCACACCTAGAGAAGTTCTTATACCGTTACCGGCTTCTGCATCATCTTTAAAAGTTCTATGATGTATCTTAGATCCGGTACCTTTCTTAACCCATTGTCCTCCAACCTTAACTTCATAAGCACTTTCGATATGATTCTTTCCTGAATACCAAGAACCCATCCATTGCTTAGCAAGAGGACAAGGATAGGTAAGCTTTCCTATAGTTTGGGATCCAGGAAGATTATTCATAGCAAGAGCAACCTTATCTAGTAACTCCTTACTATACTTACCATCTATAGCTCCTACTAAAACGTCAGTAGTAACTTCTATCTTATTCTTACGCTTTTGAAGTAGATCTTCGTAGTCGTATCCTCCATCAAACAAGAAGGTAGGAAGAACCATACCACCACTCGCCCAGTACGATTTACCAGACCCCCGACACTCTATGTCTATAACATTGTAGGCAGGATTATGGAAAAGAGGTTTACCAAGATTAACTGAATGAATAGTTCTAAGATAATCTCTGGCCCGAACATACTTCTTAAGTTGACCTTTTTTATCAAATGCTTGAGCCGGCAGGGTTGATAATAAGAAAGTTCTATCCTCTGGACTAAGAAGATTCAGGTTCTGTACTTCTTGTAGACAAGTATATTCATCATCTCCTTCGAATCCTGAGAACCCCCGGGCCTCCATAAACACATAAGCTTTCTCCCATTCAAGATCTCTGAGGAAAGGACGAGCAACTATCTTAGCTTTAGCCCTATCATTTTCACTCAATCTTATCTTACAGAAGTTAATATAGAAGTATAAAGGTCCCGGCATCCATTTACCCTCGAACCAATATCCTTCCATACATCTCTTCTTCATCTCTCTCCAGTACTCACGATAAGCAACTGACTGAGGATGATAGACTTCAAGATCATGTACAAAGTTCTTATTACTTACCCACTTACTATGTTTACCTTCGTCCTTATAATCCTTCTCGTTGTTTCTTGGATCTATTCGCATATTCTCTTAACATATCTGCTTTCTTTTTCACCATAGCTCTACGGCCAGGTTTAACTCTAAACGTTCCAAGATATTGAAACCGAACTTGTTCATCATTTCCAGCAATGATCACTGATCTTAGAAAATCAAACTGTGAATCTGCCACCTTCTCTACTACTTCAAGAGGTAATCCAAACTTCTTAGCAAGCTCCTTATAATTCTCTCTATATTTTCTCATATCAATCCCGCATCATTTAATGACTCCTGACTTCCCCCTTTACCTTGGACATCTGCATCTTCAAGATCTAAGGTCTTCAAGGCTTTACTATAAAGAGTCCATATCTTCTCACTATTAGCTATCATATCGTCTAAGAGTTTAGCTGTTCCACCTACCATCTGACCTCTTTCATTCTCTACTCCAAGACTGTATGGAGTAGCCCTTATAAACTCTCCTCTTTCCTTAAGCTTCTCTTCCAATCCTCTTAACTCTCTTTCTCCCACAGTCTCTACTGTATTAAGATAGAATGTCCTTAGAGCTTCTACCTGCTTCTTATTCTTAGCATAGTAAGTCTTATCTCCATAGTAATCTTCAAAGACTAAGTCTATCTTGTTGTTAGGCCCAGTCTCAGGAAGATTAAAAAAATCACTCCCTCTCTTCCATATAAGATGAATAGTCCACATAAGCTTGGAACTTTTGTCCTTGTTTTTACTCTTATCAGAATCATAGAGCTCCTTGGTAGGACCGGCTATAGTCAGATCAGAGAATACACTCCAGAAGTTAATATCTTTATCAAAAACTTTCATATATTTATTAAAACCATACCTGTTTTATTAAAATACTTAATCCAATCCTCTACACTTATACTAGGATGAGACATATCCATCATAACCCGAGGATGTTTATTCCTTAAGGCTTTCTTAAGCTTTCTAGGTAACCTATACTTCTTCATATCCACTTGTTTTCAGGACACTTACATTCATCACACTTAACTTTAGAAGGCATATAACAACCACACTTACCACAGATATTATTCTCCAGGAATGAGCAAGTCTTGCATATCTCCCAACGATCCTTCCAAGTCTGCTTCTCTTTCCTGACTCCCGTTTTGACTAAAGTCAAATTCTTCCATCCGCTTATTATATTCTTTAAGGGTTTCATACTCTCTGATCTTTTTACTTAAGTTTAGATACCTTGTTGCCCACGCCCTGGCTTTATCAAGCTGCTTTATTTCTTCTTCCGGAGTAGTAGTCACTTTAAGCTTTGGTCTTCTCTTGTTATGAAAGGCCATTTCCTTCTTATAAAACTTCAATCTCTTTCTTCTTTCAGCTCTGTTGAACCCTTCTGCTTTATCGATTGTTAAGCTGGTATCTTCTGTAAACTTATCTTGCTCATGCATATACATCAAATTTAAAGGTTAACTCTTTTCTTGGTATAAGTCTTGGATCTATAAACATCCCTTCAGGACTTTCCCGAAGAACTTTTTTCTCTATAAGTTGTGTTCTATAATTGAACATCCCTTGATTAGATAAGCTAAGTTTAGCTTTAATCTCAGACATAGTCTCTTTAGAGAATAATATTTTGTTGAGATAAGGTTGCTTAAGTCCTGCTTCTTCCATAGAAAGATACCTATCAAGAAGCTCTTTAAGAAACTCTATCTCCTTATCTGTCAGCCTTAAACCTCCGTTCCAGATGTTTATGTAGGCTATAATGAATTGGTCTTTATTGACCCTTGCCTTTAACTCCATGCGATCTTTACTATTAATAGGAATCTCTTATTCCTTGTGATATATATAGTATGATCTTGGTATACTCCCTCTGAAATATAGAAGGGTATATCTTTCATCATCCTGTAAAATATCTCTTCCAGAGTATCATATACATACTTTACTTCTTTCATAGATTACCATCCCAATTACCTTTACTATCGAGGAACATAGGAATCAAGCGAGGTCTACCGTTGATCACTATCCCTGTCCCTAATATAGGTCTATTTGGGTTAATTTTGTTATACTCGAAGGCTAATTCTTCATTATCTATCAAGCAACCTACGTTCATCCCCCATATTAAACCTCCTGGAGAATTATAGTAACCTATCCTGAAGTCTTCATGAAAGTGACCTTGTACAACATTGCAACCAAGGGATCTGGCATAAACTTCTGAATTCTTTTTCGATCCATGACAAACGAAAATATCTTTTCCAACGTTCTGCTTTAAGATGAGGCTGGTGTGCCACTTCCATTTTTCACCATCAACTCCAAGAATCTCATGGTATGGCTTCAACACATGTCTTGGCATACCTGATGTTTTAGCCCTTCTATATACCATAGAGCCATGATTGGAGTGAAGGAGGTCCATAACAGGGAACAGTTCTTCCAGCTGTTTTATTGTGGCACATCCCCTTATCAACTCTATTCCTGCAGAGTCAAGATCAGGATCGCTGTCATGATAACTAAGAGCATGATAGTCAAGTTCATCTCCGACACAGACGATTCGGTCTGGTTTGAATTCCCTCTTGATCTCTGAAAGGAAAGCAATAGTATCTTTATGATGGTAAGGAGCGTGAGTATCACTAATAAAGAGGATACGATCATTTTGTTTCATCTATCTTATACTTAAATAACAAGTCTATACGCTTTTCTCTTAGAAGTTTGTTACGCTCATCTGTAGTCCCCTTCCAAAAATGCTGAGGATTTATTATATACTCTCCTCTATCTCCGCTCAATAATCCTGCAGTCTTCAGTCTGTTGATAGAATTAGAAAAGCTTTGAGGTTTAATTCCAAGCTTATCTATGATCTCCTTCCTATCTTTAGGAGTTAACGCAACCCTACCGGTATTAAATACAGCTTTGGTGCATAATATTGAAAGAACTTTTATATCACTAGGTCTGGCCAACTCGCACACAGCATTCATACCTGATAAAAAAGTTATATAAAACTCCTCAGAATTCTTAGAAGATACCGTAAAAGTCTTCTCTATAGTAGTAACCTCCCCTGTTCCGGTGTTAACCGTCTCTGTAATTCTGGTGAGTTTCTTCATTTTATTCTATAGTGTATCAGGTTCTTAATTTTAACTCACCTTCTGTAACTTCTCTTTCGACAAGATCTTCACAGGCTACTACGTACTTTATATGGTTGTTATTCTCTACAATAAACCCAACAACCATTCCTGACTGTCCTCCAACCTTGAAAACAACCACATCTCCATAACAGAAGGCTAAAGGAATCTCTACTATCTGCCGGATTAATCTTGTACCAACATCCAGTCGGTTCTTTTCCGAAACTTTTTTAGCCATGGTGTATCAAGTATTTGTCCATCTTTAGTCATAACCAGGATTTCTCCATCCTGAACGAACCAGTAACCACCCCACTCCGGGAGTCTTACTTTCCTCCCCTCGTTTAGGGCGTTCATGGCTTCGTTAAAGTTCATATTATCTTCTATTGTATAAAAGTGTAAGATCTTCTTTAGCTTTTTTAACTCTATCTTTCATAGAAATGTCTAAATTATCAGAAGACATGTGTTGCTTGATATATGTTTCTATAATAAAATCTAAGAAACTATTTGTAGCATCGTTTATATTAGAACGTTGTTTTTCTAAGTTAACTATGTAGTCTTCAAGAGACTTTATCTTATCTTTTAATCCCTCATAAGTAGAGAGTTTCAACTTAACTGTCTCATCTTTCATCTCTTCTTCTTAGTTTTCTTAGGTTGGGAAGGTCTACTTAGTCTCGGTTTATCATCATCCAAGGTAGACTTTACATCTTCAGACTTAATTTCCTTAGCTCCAACTGAAGCAAAAGGACAGTTACCATTACAAGTACAGCTAATATCTCTTACTATCTCACAATATTGCCCTTTCATAGGTCAGGATATAGTTTAACATTACACTTTTCTTCACCTTGTTCACCTAAAGTTAACAAGAAACTACAAGCAATAGTGTAAGTCTGAACTATCTGTTGACATCTAAGTTGAACAAAGATAGTGGATGACTCCAAAGAAGGGTGTTTAATAGAGATTTCATTGCCAGTTCTCTTGTAAATGTAGTATTGTATAACTTTTATAGCCGCTTCTAATGAAGTTGGTACACTACTTTTGGCTATTACTAAGGCTTCTGTTAAATTAAGCATCGTATCCGGTTAAAGTTGCCACTGGAAGCCAGGTTTCGTGGAGATAAATCTCTATACCTCCACGTTTAACTCTGAACTTTTGGAAATCTAAGTAAAATATTATCTCCTTAGTCATCTAATTTACAAAGAATATCTGATTCCCGGATAATGAAGAACTCTTCTTTACCTTCGATCTTAAGATCTTGTAGATTTCCTCTGTGGGAGATCAATACTTTGTCACCAAGGCTGGTAAAATCAGAGGTCTGATTACCTTTGGCTGCTATAATTACCGGTTTTCCCTGTTGAATATGCTGAATAACCAAGTTAGACTTAGTTTGTGCATTGAGGATAATATCCTCAGGGAAGATATTATTGGGTACTGCTACCACAATATATGAAGCATATGGGATTATTCCTATTCCACTCATAATCAGTTAGTTTTCTTCTTTTTAGGTTTGTCTTCTTGGGTTTTAACTACTTCAGTGGTGCCAGTAGTATCTTCAGTTGTAGCTGCAGGATCGATTCCAACTACATAGGTAACTGCACCTGTATTAAAGATGTCTCCTTCTTTAACTTCTACCGGAATCGAAGGATTACCTACAGGTTCAAACTTAAGTCCTTCCGGGGTATATTCAGCTACTATATTAGCTTCAATAGGCTTAATGTTCTCTAATCCTGCTACTTCAAGATTAAAATCATCTTCTACAGAGTTAGATAGAGGCTTAATATCTTCTATAGACTCTCCGGGGATAACGGCTCCATCTATATCTTTGAGTTTTACAACCACTGTAGCTTTACCGGCATAGTTAGATATGCCTATAATCTCAAACTCTTTCTCTGAATTTTCCACTACAATAGTGACTTCATCTTGTGGGGTTCCCTGTTTATTCAACTGGGAGATAATATTTCCTTTATTCATTTTATGTCCTTTTATCGGTTTAACGTCGATTTCTTCATCAAAGATACACTAAAAAGTGTAAAAAGTAAATTTTGAAAGTGTAAAGATATACTCGGTGTGTAATAGAGATATACTCACACCGAGTATAACATATACTCACACCGAGTATGTCGAAAACGCTGTAACCCTTGGTATCATTGAGAAACTTCAATCTTGCTCTTCTTATCTGATCTAGGGATATATAACTATATAATCTTATAAAAGAGTTTTATGGTTTACTATAGTTTTCCTCTGGACTTCTGAGGTTGAGGATCAGTTTCCATAGCAGCTATAGTATCAATGGTAGACTAAGGATCACTATACCCCTCCGGGGAACTATACCCTCAACTTTTTGGTATTTCTCAGAAACTTAGGTTATCTATAACCCCCCCCCCCCCGGGGGTTTTTTTGTGTGGGTGGGGGTGGGGGGGGGCGCAGTGAAACCGCCCC